GGCTTGCAGCAGTGGCGTTTTTCGGCAACCAGCGACGGAACACAACTGTGTCCCCCTGGTTGGCAGGCATGGGTTTGGTATTGCCGATGAGCCCAAGAACTTCGCGGGCTATGGCATGGGTGAGGATTTCGCCTTTGATCTTGCCGATACGAGCGGCGGGGCTTTGAAGCGATTGAAGTGCCATGGTATATCTCCTATCTTACGAAACGTGGTTTGTATGCAGCCTTGAAAGCTGCGGTTTCTTCGTCGTCGGCACTAGGACCGGCAACGGCTGAGCGTGGTGTGCCTCTGGGGTTGACTGCCGCCTCAAGTTTGCTGGTGTCTTTCTTTGGCGGTGGCGGTGGTGTGGGCGGTTTCTGTGCCGCCTGAAACGTTTTGAACCTTGTCAGCTTGTCTGAGACGAAGGCCGGATCGTATGTCTCGTTCAAGCGCTTGGCAATCGTGGGCGGAAGCGTTGATACCCACTGGCTAAATTCAGTCGTTTTAACTACCAATTCCCAGTCAGGGTGATCGAAAGTTAATAGGTCTTGTGCTTCCTGCAACTCTTCGACAGTCATTTCCTTTGGGCCTGATGGTGCTTGTACTGGTTTTGTAGCCGGTTCAGTCGGTTCTTCTTGTTCGTCAAAGAGCAATTCAACCAGTTCGGGGAAGTCTTTTGATAGTCGCTCTTTGGCTTTGGGTGAAATACCAGCAGCGGCAACCTTCGCGCTTTCTATCCTCTGCTGTAACTCCCCCAACTTGCCACCCAGCTTCGATATCTGCTGTTTGCTTTTTTCGGTAGTGTCAACGATCATTGCCCGTAGGTCGTCAAGCGTTAACTGTTTTTCTCCCGGTTCGGCATCAGCTTTTATCTCTTCGGCTGGCGGTTCTTCTTCCGGTACTTCGACTTCTACCGGTTCCTTGATTTCTTCATTCGGCGGCTCTACGTCACCTGTGAAAACACCACGGAAAGCGGCTTCCTCTGCTGCATTGTCCTCTGCTGTCTTGATTACATCTGCGCTTGATACGAGTTCCATACTTGCTCCTTGTGGCGCGTACGTCACATAATTTGGGGGTCAGTTTTGGCCCAGGATAAAATCAGCTTCAGTTCTGCTATGCGTCCACGGATTTTTTCCGTTTCTTCTTTGGTAAGTTGTCCATCGTTCTGTTCGCGCAAAAGGGCAAGGCGCGTGTTTAATTCGGCGGATATCTTTGTCCAGAGTGGGGTTTCTATTTCAAACGCTGAAAGTTTCATTCTGTGAATGCGTTCCCTTCGGACGCTCTGCTTTTATCCAAGTGCCTTTTGATTGCTGCTTCTCTGAGTTTCTGTTTCGTTTCTTCTGCCATCGGCCCGTGTTTTCTGCCTATATTAGCTGCCCTTATTTTCGCCGTATGCTCTGCTGTTCTTGGAGGTTTCCTTTTGCCTTTAAGAATTGTGGACAAGATTAGTTTAGTTTCCTCACTAATCTTGTAGCTTTTACCTTTGTTCGCTTTGCCTGGTCGGCTTTGTTTATTTACTGCTCGTAAGCATGTCCATCCTCAGCTTGTTGTGGTGGTTCTGACGGAGGAGTCAGCACTTCAGCTACTCCTGCCAGTTCCTTTTGAGTTTTCAGTTTGAGAGAAGTTTGCGCCAAGTCGCTTTTGATTCTGTCCAGGCTGATGTTTTGTTCAGTTGCATATTGCAACATTGCAAGTTCTTTTTTGAGCTGTAGTTCTTGCACTCTTAATGAGATAGTTGCTTCGTCTCTTCGCGCAACGCCTGACGCATAAATGTCTTCTCTGTTTTGGTCTACGTCGATTGCATGTTTCTTGAGTGTCTGGCCAGCTATTGCAAGGTCCTTCTCCAGCGCCATCCTCTTGTCTTCTTGAGCAGCCCTCAATTTGGCGACCTCAATCGCGGGAACCATCGGAGCGGGCAGAGTCTTTTTCTTCTCTTCGGACATCTGCCATTTCTCCGGGATAAACCGTTTGACCTTCAAGACTTCAGTCATCGCAAGCGTTGGGTCGAGGCCGTAGATAGGGTTGGCGGACATCTGCAACAACACCATTGAATCCATCGACTGGATCTCGCGCTCTACCAGTGCCGTTGAGCCAATCGCCTCTATCTTCATGTCGCCTTTTGCGTCTTCAGGTCCATGCAGCAACAGCCAGTCGTAATACCGGCGGATATGAGGCTCAGTGACACGTTCATCGAAAACGCGAGCAATCCGTCTCAGTAACGCCGAAGCGTTGCGGTGAAGTAGTTCCATTCCGCCTACTGTATCCGGTGCGCTTCCTTGCTGCCCTTGAAGTAAGAAGGAAACACCAGTTGCGTCCTCCATCATCTTGTATGCGAGTTGGATAATTGCAGCCAACTCATTTTGCATGGTAGGTATGTTGACAGCGGCAAACACATCCCCTAAGCTACGCGCTTCCATCTGCTCAGTTGTGCGCCATACCTTACGGGGGGTGATTGTCCACTCACCATCAGCGGGGAAAACAACGCCATCGCGGATAATAATCTGAGGACCAGACGAAAGCCCCATATTGTCCATCATCGCCCTGGCCGAGCTGTTGAGCATGGCTTGAGCCGTCCTGCCTTGCCTCGCCACACCCATGCCATACCAACAGCCGGAGATGCTTTGCCATGGGATTACATCGTACAGGAATGAACCAGAGTCGAGAGGGTCAACAACGGCCTTGATCGCGGTATCGTTTACCAACGTTACAATGGCCGGGACCATCTTTTTATCGGCTTCTTTGCCGTGAGAGCACAAACCATCAAGATCGTTTGCATCTACATTGCCGTAGAAGTAAAACACCTCGTAAATATCTTCTTTGCATTCAGAAATAGGTTTGTGCCTGCCGTCTTCGGTATAGTTGCTCTTTTTCGGTCCTTCGTCCAGAACCTTGTCGATCGAATCAGAGTCGTATCCAAACCCCTTCAGTTTGCGGAGTTGTTTGGAAGTAAATCTATCGCGCTCTATAACATAATTGCCATTTTGGATATTCTCCCCACAATTGGGATCAGGAAAGAAGTCTCGCGGATCAACGCAACGGCTGACCGGTGCTGTCTCCTCTGAAATTTGGAGGATGTAGCCGGTTTCCGTTTTAGCAGCACGGCGAGAGATAGTCTTGTCGGGAAATGGTCCCTTGATGATACCTGTGCCCAATCGCGCCGCGTACTCGATTACTTTTCGAGCCTCGGAGTGGTAGGAACACTCAACGAGTTTGTCCTTTATCCAGAGTTCGCTTTTTTCGGCGCGCTTCTCTGCCTCTACTTGGAGCGGGTTTGCTGTCGGAAGGGGGGGCGGTGTCGGTTGCCCCATCTCGCCTGGGATTATCTGTGAAAGTCCTTCATCATCCTGCACCGGTGTTGGCTTAACACTGAAATTCCAGTCGCCGGCGGGCAGCAGGATATCTCCCATCCTCGCGGCGGCGGACTCGACAAACTGGCGCGTGATATTAAAAAACGACGTGCAGCGATTTGTGTGTGTGCTTTTATTCGCGGTCAGCCCACCAGTCGCGCCAGGGGCCTTTAGCCATGTGTGAGTGTTTCTATTGGCTTCATCGATGCCCTGGTAATACTCGTCATCTTCTTCCCATATGGCTTCAATGCCGGATAGTTTGCGCCCCTTTACAGCCTCGTCGCGACACTCTGCGACATACCGGCCTAATGCCTCGGCGTGCGCCCGCTTCTTAGCGGCTATCGCGGACTCCATCGCCTCAGTGAGTTCCATGATTTCATGCGGTAACTCTTCTTCGATTGTGGCCGGCAAGTTATCCATAATTTCCTCAAACATCAAAAAGCCCTGTCCACCTCGTATTGAGATAAGCAGGGCTTAGAGCACTACCAATGATATTATCGCGCAGAATCGGAGACGCGGCGCTGTTATGTGGTTTTCTGGTCCTTCTTCAATCCAAACTCTTTTTCTAAAATAGATATGAGAAATTTGGCCGCCTGCCAGATAACGTGGGCTAAACGTTGCTCACTCATTTGAAACACCTGATTGTGTCAGCACCTGAATAGACGGTTAAAAATGCCGTCTCCGAATTGATCTTCATTTTGGTGTCCTGATCTACTTGGATGAGCACGCACAAGCTATTGAGTGATACGGTTTGTGATTTGGTGAGGAACATGTTTTGTGTGACGCCAGCTTGGAGAACGTATGTCTGCATGAGGTTGAGATTGCCGTCTTTCCCTAGCTTCATATCCATTGGTGCAACACGTAGATTTGCCGTTGATGTAGATGCGGAACTGGTGATGGAAAAGACTGCTTGAGTAACGGATAAAGCGGCGTGAGTGGTGGCCGATAATGCCAGTACAAATATAATTGTGATCAGCTTATTCATCGGTTCACCTCTTATGGTTGAATATGCGCTATAAGTAAACGTTTTACAATGGATTGTCAACAACTAATTAAGTAAGCGACCATCCTTAGCCGA